AAGCTCTAGTCCACTAGCGTCTACTCCTAACAGTACATTCCCTTCTCCTACGTTCCAACAGGCTCGGCATTCTTTGCCATAAGGACTGTATGATGAAGGAACTTGTGCCATGTTAGGATTTCTATGTGCCATTCTACCGGTGATAGTCCCATTAGGTATAACAAAACCGTGTACCCTTCCATCTTCTTTAACAGCTTCAACCCACGAGTCAACCTGTGCTACTCTCTTTTGTAGTAAAAGAAAGTCAGCTATAAGTTTTGCTTCATGGATATGTGTAATCTTAGATAATGTTTTCTCATCTACAATAGGTTGACCAGTAGGAGTAAACCTATTTGGCTTCCAACCAAAGTCTATAAGGTATTCACCAATCTGCTTACGACTACCAAGATTAAACTCTTGTAAAGTCTGTCGCATAAAAGGCTTGAAGTCATTGGTATCTAAACAACGTTGATATTCTTCACCAGACATACCACGCACAGAAAGCTTACCGTCTGTAGTCTTGATGTAGGGTGTAACTAATTTAGTATCAACCCACTTAGGCTTGAACGTTTCGTGGACTTCCTCTTCTATTACTTGTTTCTTTTGTCTAAGCTCTGCTAGTAATCCCAAAGCTAAAGGCATATCAAAATTAAACCCATCCGTCTCTTGTTGCTTAACAATACCTGCAACCTTTTGCTCAAGAGATATACTCTCTGGTGTAAACCCCTTAGACTCTTTTCTAAGTTCTTCTAAAACTTTGGTATTTAATTCTACATCTCGGACACAATAGTTCATCATTTCTTCTGAGTAATTATAGTAATCCTCGAACTCAATCTTAGGGTATCCAAGTTTGTATCCCCAAGTTGCTAGACTATGACCACCATCCCTAGTAGGGTTGAACAGTCGGGATAAGACTAGCGTATCAATAACTTCTATGGTACTAAGGTCTACTCCTCCAAACTTTTCTACTAAGGGTATGTCAAACCCTATAATGTTATGCCCAATCAAACGAGTAGCTGTAGTTAAAAACTTATAGCCTTCGTCTAAATTATCTGGTGTAAATTTATACACCTCTTTTGTTTCTACATCTTGAGCAACAAGACACCAGACTTTAGTAGCTTCTAATCCATCAGTTTCTATATCAAATACTAAGTCCATAATTAAAAAGCCTCCGAGGTAGAACCATCAAACTCTATGTCATCATTGGTTAGTTCAGATAATCTTCCTGTCTCACCGTCATAGATAACTCTAGCTGCAAGACCTACATCACCTGTGTATCTTGATTTAAGGACACGTAGCTTAGTAGTTCGTGCTTCCTCTGGGTCGTCTGATTGTTGATTACGTTCTAAAGCAATAACACAATCTGATAACTGACCAATGCTATTAGAGCCACGAAGATGAGAGAGGTTAACCTCAACTCCATTCTCATGTCCTTTGTTACCATCGACACGTCTGAGATGTGATACAAGAATAATCCCTGCACCTGTCTCTTCTACTAAACTTCTCAGTCTAGTCATAATTGCATCAATGGCTCGTCTTTCATCCCCATCATGTACAGCACTGACTAGCATATGTAAATGGTCAATGACCACCCACTTACAATCACATCCTATAATCATAAAGCGAAGCTTGGTAAAGATGTCATCAATATCATTAGTGCCAAAGTGTGAATGAACCCATACTCTGTTTTTATTCTCTCCGTCATATAATATATCAAACATCTTATCAAGTTCTTCTTTAGAAAACTTCTCACGTTCTTGGTCAATGTATAATCTAGCGTTAGCTTCAATGGAAAGTATACCATCAATGGTATGTCTCCAATCTTCTTCTAATGCAATGATGCCTATGTTGTCTTTGGTTTGTTTAACAAGCCAATGTTCTAGTTCCCTAGTAACACTAGACTTACCAAGACCTGTGCCACCTGTCAAAGTTACAAGCTCTCCATGTCTTAAACCATAAAGCTTTTTGTTAAGTCCTTCATAAGGATAAGGAACGCTTGGTCTCCTCTCTCGGTTATGAAACTTCTCTCGTTGTTCCGATACATTAATAACACCAGATGGAGTGTATACCTTTGAAGCCCACCAAGCTTCAACAAAGCTCTTATGCTTGTTGCTACGCAGCATGTCGTTAGGGTCTTTGAACCCATTGGGAAGTGTAAGTATCCTAGCCTTGCCCGGTTTAAATAACCTAGCAACTTTAACTGCTGCTTCCTTACCGGCTTTATCGTTATCAAACGCAACGATAACATTCTCAAATTCATCGAAGAATTCTAAGCTCTCTTTAATATCACGCACTGCACCTTGTGCACCACGCTTAATAGATACGACTGCCCACTTGCTACCGAGTAGCTCATAAGCCGCCATTGCATCACACTCCCCTTCGGTTATGGTGACATACTTACCACTCTTAAACAACTGCTGTCCAAACAAGCCGGTGTCATTGTAAGTTCCAGTCACAAAGAAATCTTTGGTCAATGCATTACGACATTTGGTGGCTGACAATTCATGTCCATTGTAATATGGATACAGATGTTTAACAACCTGACCCTTTAAGTCTTGAACAGCCTTAACACCATACTTCTGTGCTGTAGCTTGAGAGATTTTTCTATCTGTTAAAGCTATGAAGTTGCCTTCAATCACACTGTCTGGTTGTTTTTGTTGTGTTGTTTGTGGTTCTGTCATGGTCTTTCCGTTACATGCTTGTTCATAGTTAGGCATAAATTCTCCACAACTGAAACACTTTGCCGAACCGTCTGCGTTGATACCAACAGCATCGCTGCTCGGACAAAGTGGACAGGGTTGTTTTAACTTATCCCAAGTTTTATCTTCCATAGTAGCCCTCACTAATAATGGTTATTATTTGTTGTCAGTACTAACTTCCTTTGACTCATCCTCAACAGTGTCTGTGTCATCCCCAACAAACTGACCTTTATCATTTCTGGCAGGTTCTGTTTCGACAACAGCCTCATCTCTTTCAAGTAATAAAGTTTCTAAGTTACCACGATGTGTACGACTTGCAAAGTCTAAGGCTTCTATAATAACTTGTAAGTTACCTACCTTCTGGACTATGACTGTTGCTTCTTGCTTGACAGCATCATCACTAATGTTGTTAACGTTATAAGCTGTCGTGTTATTATCATTCGTAATATTAATAATCATACTTAAAATTCCTCGTTGTCGTCTGTGTTGCCTTCAACATATTCAACAAGGTTCTCTACCTTTACAGCCATGAGTTCAGCAAATTGTCCGAAGTCATTTTTGTAAGGCTTGATTTTTACAATCACTTCTGAACCGTTACCAACACTAACATCAATGGCTTCACCATCTATGTTAATTAATTTAGGAGCAGGGTTAGCTTCTCCGTTACTCTTGGTGGCTCGTTTACTAAAAGTAAATGCCGGTTCATCATACTTAGGCTGACCTGCTCTATCTTTAACTTGATTAAGACCAATGCCTTCAAGTGTAGCAGCAGTATCTGTGTCTGTTAACACGGTTAGCCCATACTTGTGAGGTTGAAACCTCGTGTTAGGTGATGTGATATTAGCCCACATCGCCTTTCCTTTTACATACTCATACATATATTATACCTCCTTAAGGTTTGTTTTTGTTATAAGTGCACACATTATAGCACACTTTGTTTGTAAAGTAAATAGTTTATTTTAATTCATTTAAAGTGCCGGTAAGGTGTGCAAGACCGGCAGCTTGTCTAACTGGAGTCAGTCAGATGATATAGGTTAAGACTTTTTAGAGAGGGCTAACCTACCACACACATATTAGTTATCTCTTATGTGGGGAAGTATCTCTTCCCAAAATGTTAGAGGTGTGTTATCTATACGAACCTCAAAGGTATCGTCTAGTTTCTCTGTAACATACCCAACGTTAGCATACTTCTCATTCATATAGATGCTAAATTTTCTGTACTCTTCACGAGTTAGAAACTCTGTTAAATACTCTTGTCTTTTTTCCAAGTAATTCATTCTTCTTCCTATTCTCTTGTTCTTCAATAGTTAATTCAATACACAATCTTTTATATTCTAGTTCAGTTATGTATTTATAATTTCCTTTTACTAATTCAGTCATACATTATACCACAAGTTATTATAAAAAGCAACCACCTAAACGTTAATTGTAAATGGTAATGTGTAACTAGTAATCGTTACCATTTTTTCTTTTATCATTTGCCTTGCCCTCTATATTTTTTATAGTTAGCTTTTTTATTTTTGTTCATGGTTGAGGTGCTAACATTCCCTCCACCTTGACTTGTTTTCTTACCCTTGCATTGAGTAGCAGAAACATACACTGTTTTATTCCACATCTTAGGCATATCTATTTTCCTCTATAGTTTTTTTACGATTGTCTCTGAACTCTGTAACCCTTCGACCATCTGCATAATCTATGGTTTGTTTAGACCATAAGCCATCTTTAAACTGTGTGTCAATA